GTCATAACAACACTTAAACACTGAACTTGAACTCAGTGAATCCGTCGATTATTAACTAACCAACAAATTCAACAATGTCCGTATTCAGCTATATCGATGAGTGTTTGAACGGCCTAACCCGCCAAGGCCAAGGCGGGGTTACCGTTGTGTCGCACCTTCGCGTCTCAGTTGTCCAGTCCCTTGGTAGCCGGAATTTCTCCGACCTCCTAGAGGCATTGGGCAACTCTGACATGAAGGTGTTGACTCCCCATAGAACTACGGTAGCTCTATGGAGTGATGTTGTGCACCTCGGGTGCTCTCACCCGGTACCTACGCGGGAGCAGCGTCGAAACGCTGCCCCCAGAGAGGAGCCCTACTTGGTCCAGACCTTTCCGTCCCTTTATGGTGACGGAGGCGCTTGGATCATTAGGTCAGCTCTTAAGTATTGTAGGTCCTGGCTTGAGGCTCTGCACGATTCATTCCCGCAGCATGCGACCGCATGGTCGCTGAAAGCTCAGCTGTCACCCTTCCTATTTCTGGTCCGGCTTGGTCAAGCCGGAGTACCCCCGTCTTTTATCCTAAAGATCCAGAAATTCCAAACTAGTTGCTCGTTCGCCATCTTTATGAACCAGACCACACCTGCTCTTCCCAAGATTTCTGATGCAGTTCTCGAGGATGACCGAAGTGCCCTCTCAGGCTACTTCGCGCCCATCACCAAGCTTATCTATCAGAAGATGATCGTAATATCTGGGAAGCCCGAACAATTCACTCTCTTGGGCATCAAGCACATGTATGAGTATCACTCAACCCATCCCATGGATGCCCATTGCTTAACTGCCTTTAGCACCATTGTCAAGCTTGGAGAGCTCTACCCAGCCTTTTACGATCTGGCTGAGAATGAGTTTCCAGGTTTCAATGCTTTCCGAGTCTTCTTGAATCAGTTTAAAGCTGAGGATGCTGACTCGTGCTTCTCGATCTCTGTTGATAAACCAGAACAGAGCAGGATCTCTAAGGTCCTGAGTCTTCCCTTCACAGGCAAGACTCGGAATTTCCTCCTAGACATTCTTTGCAGGAAGTCCAACCGGACTTCCCGTAATATGCGGTTTATGAATACCGTGTTGCAGGGCATCAAGCGCGGATGTGAATCTGCGCCTGTCTCTGTTGTGAATGCCTCAAAGAGGGACCAAATGAAGATCCTGGGTCAGGAGAAGCCCCTTAACTGGGACTTCTCCGAAGACTTCGAGAAAGGTGCTCGTAAGATCTCAAGACAGTTTAAGCCTCGTGCCTTTCAAATTAGGGAGGCCTCGACTTCTGCGGCGTTTGGAGCTAACCGCTCCACCGGTGGTGCCAGAGAGAAGATCCGTGAGGGTCTTGGTCTCGGTCAACTTGGTGAAGCTCCGTTGGAACAGATGTCGGAGAGTGTAGAGGTTAAAATCTCTAGTTTAATGGCCGTTTCAGGTGTTAAGGACCTGAGGGATCGAACCCTCATGGAAACTAGCGCCGTTTATGCGCGCCAACGTCATCAGCTAGCGACTGAACTCTCTGGAATTGGAGACGTAAGTCCTGCTGGGGAGCCTGAGGTATTTCTTGCTGGAGACATCCAGTACCTTGAAGACCTCAAACATGTACGGAACTCTGATGTCAATCCATCCTTTGGGCCAACCGAACCTTTCGTTAAAGGTCCAGATGAGGAGTGGAATGCACTTCTGGGGGAACGCCCGGCTGTTCAAGCCCAAGTCGAGGCAATCCTCGAACCCCTTAAGGTTCGACTGATCACCAAGTCCTGCGCCTTTCGCCAGTGGCTGAGTGGTTGGTTTCAGAAGGAACTTCATTCCTTCTTTAGATCCATTCCCCAGTTCCGTCTGATAGGAGAGCCCTTGGACTCCTCCCATCTCTATTGGCTCCTTGAGAAGACTAAGGTCATCTTCCCTGACGTGACCGGATTCAAGTGGGAATCCGGTGATTATGCCGCCGCGACCGACCAGTTATCACTCGAAGCTACGAAGACCTGCTTTGAGTACATGTTGTCCAGAATCAGATTCGAGGACAAGTGGATGGTACCATATCTCCGTGATATCCTTTATGAACAGGAAATTCATGCGAAGATCTTGGACGAGGACACGGGTCGAAACGATCCGTTCAACGGTCTGAGATACCTCCAACGTAATGGTCAGTTGATGGGCAGTGTCGTTAGTTTCCCAATCCTGTGTATGGCGAACTTCATTTGCTTCTGGAAAGCTCTCGAGTCTTACTTGGGTAGGACTGTCCCGACCGAGGAGGTCCCCTGTTTGATCAACGGGGATGACTTCCTCGCCCTTATGCCCGCCGGTCTTCGCCGGTTCTGGGTGCAAAACGTCCTTGATGTAGGCTTCCGATTCTCTATCGGTAAGAACTACACGGACGCGCGCTTCCTTCTAATCAACTCGACTCTTTACCATTTTGATATCGGTAAGGAGATCTTCACCAAGGTGCCCTTTTTGAATTTAGGGCTTCTTACCGGACAATCTAAGATTGCCGATCGTGAAGGAGTGAAGTTGAGTCCTCTTGGACCTTGGTATGAGACCGTTATCAACGGTTCCCTAACACCAAGTAGGATCCATAAGCGCTTTATGCATTATCATAGGGACAATATTGCGACTCTAACCCAAAAAGGCACGTTCAATCTCTTCCTGCCGCTTGAGAGGGGAGGCCTTGGCTTCCCCTCGGACGTTCTTCCTGAGTCACTCAAAGTGACCAATTTTCAAAGAAGATATGCCCGCTTTATCTCAAAAGCTCTGCGACAGCCTAGATCAGAGTTGGACGTTCCAGGCCTGACTTGGACTCTCAAAGGCCTGAATCAAAAGCCTAGTTACACGATCAAGCAGCACAAAGGTATCTTTGCACGTGTAACTCTCGAGCCTCTCATAGGCCCGCTTCCAGAGGGGGCGGTGACAGCCTCAAAGTCTGAGCTCTCGGATCCTCTCTTGTCTGGACTGAAGATCACAGGTCCAGAAGATGCTCTTGCTTATGTGCCTCCCAAAAAGAAGCACTTACAACGGTTTCGGCGCTCTAAGAACAAGAAGATGAGCGTGGCTGACTGTCTAGTCGGCTATCGTGTCGTCGGATTCAAAGTTGAACCCGAAATGGTCCCAGGAGACTCCGAAAGTCTCCCGCCCTCTCGAACGAACTCTCCCTCGCTTTCGGATGAAACATCTGAAGGTGAGGAGGGGTCCGTCTCTGAAGACGCTCCTGAAATGACAGGAGTGGTGGAACCGGTCCCTGAAGGGGATTGGTAATCATGGGGTCTGTTCGAGCCTCGATCCGAGGTGGACCAAAACTCGATATGAGTACCAACCAAATGGTCTAGAGACTACACGGCTCCCAACGTCGAACAGATGCATAGTCCCTGTTGTTTCACAGGCATCCCATACATCGAAACCGAAGTCAGAATCCACAAGTCTGCAACATGCAGAAATCTCGTAAGCAAAAGCAAGCACTAAAGAACCAAGTTGCCAGGACTCAAAAGGTAAGGCAACCAGTGACTCAGGGGGTGGTCCAAAGAACCAGCACCCCAAAACTCGGCAGCACATCAGGTCCATTCCGAGTTTCACATTCAGAAACTTTCTCCTCACTCGAAATCCACCCTCAGCAGGAAGGGAGTCATACGTGGGGCTGGCGGATAAATCCGACAGCTACGTCTCTGTTCCCCTGGCTCAGCTCAATGGCGGATAGATTCGAGAAATACCGCTTTACGGCCCTATCGTTTGAATTCACGACGGTGGTCCCTACGACCACTCCGGGAGTAGTCTGTCTATCAATAGACTATGACCCTAACGACGCTGAACTACCAACGCCCGACCAAGATGGCCGCGCAATGATTATGTCTCACGTCGGTGCAATTCAAATGCCTATCTGGACGTCCAAGAAATTGGTCGTTCCTTCCGATCAACTCAGGAAGGTTGGCGAACGTTGGGTTCGCAACTGGACAGGCGAGGGCCCTACTGTTGAAGCGCGCACGGCTGATCTAGGATGGCTCTATATCGGAGTTTTTGGTATATACTCTGATCGTAGTAGCTTCTGGGTAGGCGACCTTAGGGTCACCTACACGGTAGAGCTGATGCTACCACAAATGCACAGCCCATCCCAGACCAGTGGTCCACAAATACTTACCCTCAGTGCCGATTATGGCAATCAGAACATCCCAGAAGTCTCACAGAGTGGGACTCCTACCTGGGGTATGGACTACTACTCCCCTTTAGGGGTAGATAGGACTGCCTTTGAACCCGAAGGTGGTGCTATACGTTATAATAACGCCGGTCCCCTGCTTCTCACATGGAGACCAGAGATAGCTCTGGTTGATAATGTGAATGAACGGCCTGGAGCCATAGAGGTCCTCGATTCCTTTGAGGGCCGCTTGGCTATCGAATTAGAGCAACTACCTGTTCCGGCTGGTGCGGATCACGAAAGTGATCTGTCCAATTGGATGGTCCTTACGGGACCTCAGGTAGGGTGGGATACTCCCACAGTGCCTCTTATCGATCCAGCTGTTTCAGATAGGCCTGGTAAGCCCCCTTCAGGGGCTGGTTCCGACCTCTATCTGCATTTCACAACTGAGAAACTCTGCTCACAAACTGAAGGTAATCTTGCAACCGCGCTCCGTACATACGTCGTCGAGATGGTGGGTTCCTTCCTTAAAGGAACTTTCATTTATCTTGCGAAGTCAGTTGTTAAAGAAGCAACCAACTTCCTGACCCTTACCATCCTAGCCGAGCCTCGAGCGTTACTCTCTAACCTCGGGCTAATGAAGCGGCAAAGGTGGACTATCAAGGAAGGCTTTAGTGCTGACAGTCCTAGACGTACTGTACCTCGAAAGGACAAACTTGTTGCGGAGAAAGCTTCTGGGTCCAAACCCCTGGAAGAGAAGTCACTGTTGGTTTCGCAAGGATCCAACGCTGCGCTCATGGTTGAAAGTCCCATGAGTAGAAAGCCGTGTCTCGGAAGGCCGAAAAGCTGAACGAACATGGCTTAACACATCGGGCGTCGAAAGACG